ATGATAGATTTCTCAAGAAGTATGCTACAGAGAAAATTAAATATCAATGGGGTACCAATCTAAGTAAGTTTGCTGGTGTGCAATTACCTGGCGGTGTTACTTTAGATGGGCCAAGAATCATGCAAGAAGCGCAAGCAGAAATTGATAAGATTGAAGAAGAAATGCAATCATACAATGTATTGCCAAATGAAATGTTTGTGGGATAATGGCAACTAACTTTTATTTTAATAATTTTCCAATATCTCAAGTAACAAGTGAGCAATTACTTGTTGAAGATTTGGTTATTGAATCTATGCAAGTTAATGGCATGGATGTATATTATCTTCCACGTTCAACTAGAGAATCATTTGATTATCTTTATGGTGAAGATCCAATAAAAGAATATCGTCATGCATATCAAATGGAAATGTATCTTGAGAATGTTACTGGTATGGATGGTGAAGGTGATTTCATCTCCAAGTTTGGTTTAGAGATACGTGATGAATTAACTTTACTGATGTCACGTAGAAGATTTAAAGCAACAGTACCACAACTTCGTCCTAATGAAGGCGATTTAATTTATATACCTTTAATTCAAAATTTCTTTGAAATAACATTTGTAGAACATGAAAATGATCAGGCAATGTTTTATACACTGGGTCGTGGTCGTGGTGGCAATGTTTATGTATATGCATTGAAGATGAAACAATTTGTATTCTCTGAAGAACTTATCTCTACTGGTGTACCAGAAGTTGATAATCAAATCTTTGATTCATATAAGAGAACAAAACTTTCAGTTTCAAATACTGGTATTGGTGGAACATTTATAGTTGGGGAAACAGTATATCAAGGTTCAAGTTATAGCCAAGCAAATGCAAAAGCAATTGTTTATTCATGGCAACCAGAATCTGTCTTAAATGTTATACAATTAATTGGTAATTTTAAAACAGGAAATGTTATAGGTAATACAAGTTCTGCACAATATAACTTTATATCACAAAACACATCTACACAAGTTGATGGAAATATATTTGAAGATATGGCTGATAATGTTAATATTGAAGGTGAATCAGATGCAATAATAGATTTTAGTGAACATAACCCATTTGGTGAACCGTAATGTTAGGACAATCACATTTTGCACATAGAACAATCAGAAAGATTGTTGTAACTTTTGGTACATTATTTAATGATCTTGTTATTAAAAGATATGATAAAACTGGCGGAATAGAATATGAACAGATGAGAGTACCATTATCTTATGGTGCAAAAGAAAAATATATTACTAGATTAACTAGTGATCCAACATTAACTAAATCTATTGCCACATCATTACCTAGAATGAGTTTTGATATGACTGGAATGTCATATGATGTTTCTAGAAAACAGATATCATTAATGAGAAATTACGCAGCAAATACTTCTGTTCATGGTATTGATGGACAATTTGTTCCTGTTCCATATAATTTTGATTTTTCATTATCAATATATGCAAGAAATACAGAAGATGCAACACAGATAATAGAACAAATATTACCAAGTTTTACCCCCGATTTAACGGTAACTGTTAATTTTGTTCCTAGAATAGGTTTAAAATATGACGTACCTATCATACTAAATTCAGTTCAACCTTCTATAGATTATGAAGGTGATATGATGAATACTAGAATGATTATGTGGGATTTAACATTTACTGTAAAAGCATATATCTTTCCAAAAGTTAATGATGCATCAATTATTAGAGATGCTAATACTAATATCTATATTGATACACAAAAAAGAGATGCACAAAAAGTTTATATTGACGTTGCAAATGGATTTGGTACTTTTGCAGTAGTTGAAACTGTTCGGGTTAAAGATAGTGATACTACTGGTAAAGTTATATATTTTAATACAATTAATCAAAGTATGGTAATTGAAGATTTAACAGAATTAATACAACCAGGAGATATTCTTCTTGGTGATAATTCAAATGCTAGATACACAGTTACTGGTGTTGATTTAAGTCCTATTAGAGTTCTCAATTACTATACTACATCAAATCCAAATGATGCAGAACCATATCAAGATTATTCTTACGATGATACAATAACTTATTGGCCAGAAACTTTATTATTATGATAAAAACATTAGAAAAAAATCTATCAGAAATTTTTGATATTGAACCTACAGAAAAAAAAGTAGAAGATGCGCCAGTAGTTATATCTACTGATAATGATGTAGAAACAGATTTTAATATTGCTAGAACAAACATCAATTCATTATTACAAAAAGGTAATGTTGCAGTTGATAATTTGTTACATGTTGCAAAAGAAACTGAACATCCAAGAGCATATGAAGTTGTTGCCAATCTAATTAAGACGATGGCAGATTTAAATAAAGATTTATTAGATATACAAAAGAAAAGAAAAGAATTAAATAACAATCAACCAAGATCAGAAAAAACCATTATAGATAAAGCTGTATTCATCGGTTCAACTGCAGAGATGGTAAAACTAATTAGGAGTAGTAAGTAATGGATCAACTAATTGAACAACTAAAAGTAATCTTAGCAACTAACTTTTGCCTTTACTTAAAGACACACAACTATCATTGGAACATTGAAGGTAAAGATTTTCCTCAATATCATTTATTTCTTGATGGTCTTTATAATTCTATTTGGGCACAGACAGATGATATCGCAGAACATCTAAGACGATTAGATTCATATGCACCCGGTTCGTTATCACGGTTTCAAGAGTTATCAGATATACAAGATGCAACAACAATACCAATGCCACTATTAATGATGGCAGAAATAAAAAATGATAATGACAGATACATTTATCATCTTCGTGCAGGTATTGTTGCAGCAGAACAAGCCAATGAACCAGCAGTATCTAATTTCTTACAAGACTTATTAGGTAAACATCAAAAACATGCATGGATGTTGAGAAGTATTATTAAGTAATGCAAGGTTATCTAGGTAATCCAAAACTAAAACCAACAGGGGTTGAGTTATCATACACTGAAGAACAAGCAATAGAAATTGCAAAGTGTATAGATGATCCTGTTTACTTCATTAAGACGTATGTAAAAATCGTCAACGTGGATCATGGACTTATTCCATTTAAGATGTGGCCATTTCAAGAAGATATGGTTAAGAATTTCCATGAGAATCGTTTTAGTATTTGTAAGATGCCACGACAAGTAGGTAAAACTACAACATCTGCAGGTTATATGTTATGGTGTGTATTGTTCAAAGAAAACTTTTCAGTTGCAATTCTTGCCAACAAAGGTAATCTTGCACAAGACATTTTAAGTAGAATACAATATGCATATGAATACTTACCACTTTGGTTACAACAGGGTATTATAGTTTGGAATAAAAGAAGTTTAGAATTAGAGAACGGTTCTAAGATTGCTGCATTTGCAACATCAAATTCTGGTGTTCGTGGAGGAACATATAACTTAATCTTTCTTGATGAGTTTGCTTTCGTTCCACAAAATATGGCAAACGATTTCTTTACATCTACATATCCCGTTATCTCTTCAGGTACAACAACAAAAGTTATTATTGTATCTACGCCTTATGGTCTAAATCACTTCTATAAGATGTGGGTAGATGCTACAGAAAAAAGATCATTATATAGGCCACTTGAAGTTCACTGGTCAATGGTACCAGGAAGAGATCAAAGATGGAAAGAAGAAACAATACGAAACACTAGTGAAGAACAATTTCAACAAGAGTTTGAAACTGAATTTATTGGTTCATCTGCAACATTAATTCCAGGTGTTATCTTAAGACAATTAGCATTTAGAAACCCATTAAATTCACTTGAGGGTTTAGATATCTATGACATGCCTGAACCTAATAGAACCTATGTAATGACTGTAGACTGTGCAGAGGGTGTAGGTCAAGACTATTCTACAGTTGCAGTTGTTGATGTAACTGATATACCATATAAATTAGTTGCAAAATATAGAGATAATAACATTGCACCTTTACTCTTTCCAACAATCATATATAATATTGGACAGAGATATAATGGTGCATTTCTGTTAGCAGAGACTAATAATGTAGGTCAACAAGTAGTTGATATTCTACATTATGAATTAGAATATGAGAATATATTCAAAATACAGAAACATGTAACAAAAGGTCAGCATTTATCTGCTGGTTATAAAAGAGCAGTATCATTTGGTATAAAGACCACAACACCTGTTAAGAAGATTGGGTGTGCAAACTTAAAGACTTTGGTAGAAACAAAGAAACTAATTATTGAAGATTTTGATATTATATCTGAGTTAAACACATTTGTCAAGGTAAGAGATTCATATGAGGCAGAAGAAGGTAATCATGACGATTTGGTGATGGCATTAGTTTTATTTTCTTGGTTAACATCACAAACTTTTTTTAGAGAAACGACTAATTCTGATATTAGACGTAGATTGATGGAAGAAAGTAAGATGCATTTAGAAGAAGAATATATGCCAATAGGTATTTTTGATGATGGAAAAGAGGACGAAAAGATATTTGATGGGGAAGATATATGGACTGTAGCAAAAAATCGTGGTTATATGCCTTCAACATTCTAAAATTATAAATATACTATAAATTGAGTTATAAATTCCATGAATATAAAAAGGAGAAAATAACATGGCTTTTCAATTATCACCAGGAGTTTTGGTCTCCGAAGTAGATACGACTACAGTTGTTCCTTCTGTATCTACTTCTATTGGTGGTTTAGTTGGTGCGTCTGTTTGGGGTCCTGCAAATACTGTAACACTTATTAGCAGCGAATCACAATTTGCAGATACATTCGGTAAACCAGATGCAAATACATACGGAACATTCTTTACTGCTGCTAACTTCTTAGCATACGGTGCCAACTTTAAATTTGCTCGTTCAGTTGGCGCTACTGCTACGAATGCTGCAGGTGGCGGTGCAGGTTCTGCTTCTTTAATTTTAAATAAAGATACATACGAAGCTTCTTATAGTTCAAATTCTGCAACTTATTTTGCGGCAAAATATGCAGGTTCTTTAGGCAATTCATTAAAAGTTTCAATGGTAGATTCAAATAACTTTAGTTCATGGGCTTATAATTCTTATTTTGATTCAGCACCAGGTACATCTACTGCTGCTGCAAATAAAAATTCTGCAAATGATGAAGTTCATATTGTGGTTATTGATGAAGATGGTGCATTTTCATCTGCTGCAAATACTGTTATTGAAAGATTTGCATATGCATCAAAAGCATCAGATATTAAAAATCCTGATGGAACAAGTAACTATTACAAAGATGTAATCAATACCAAATCAAAATATATTTGGTGGAGAGGTCATCCAATGGGTTCTAATTTAGTTACTGGTACAAGTACCAATTGGGGAAATACAATTACCAATGCTGTTACATTTCAAAATCTTTCTGGTAATTTAACTGCATCATTAGCCGGTGGTGTTGATGATACACCAACAGCTGCAAACATCAATTCAACATATGATTTGTTTAGCAATGCTGATTCAGAAGATATTTCGTTTCTAATGTCTGGTCCAACAGTAGGTTCAACAATACCTAATAAGTTAATTGCACTCGCTGAAACACGTAAAGATTGTATCGTATTTGCTTCACCACAACAAGCTGATGTTGTAAATAATTACAATAGTGAATTAACAAGTGTTACTGCAACAGTTGCTACATATACAAAATCATCATATGCATTTATTGATAGTGGTTACAAATATCAATTTGACAAATACAACAATGTGTATCGTTGGATTCCTTTGAACGGTGACATTGCTGGTCTCTGTGCTAGAACAGATGCAGATCGTGATCCTTGGTTCTCACCCGCTGGTGTTACTCGTGGTGTTATCAAGAATGTTGTTAAGTTAGCATGGAATCCTACATCATCACAAAGAGATACATTGTATAAAAATTCTGTTAATCCAGTAGTAACATTTGCTGGTGAAGGCACAATTCTTTATGGTGATAAGACATTGCAAACTGGCAAGTCATCTGCATTTGATCGTATCAATGTTCGTAGATTGTTTATTATCTTGGAACAATCAATCGCTCGTGCTGCTCGTTCTTCACTGTTTGAATTTAATGATGAATTTACAAGAGCCGCATTTGTAAATCTTGTAGAACCTTATCTACGTGAAATTAAAGGTCGCCGTGGTATTTACGATTACAGAGTTATCTGTGATACAACGAATAATACCGCAAATGTTATTGATTCAAATCAATTTGTTGGTGATATCTACATCAAACCTGCTCGTTCAATCAACTTCATACAACTTAATTTTGTTGCAGTTGGAACTGGTGTTGCATTTGATGAAATCGTTGGTGCAATCTAATAAATAAGAGAGATAGGAGAATATTAAATGGCTTTTAATGTAAACGAGTTCCGCTCTCAGTTAGTAGGAGATGGAGCAAGACCAAATCTATTTGAAGTATCAATGGAATTTCCTTTCTGGGCAATTCCTGGAAACGCAAGTAGAAAATTTAGTTTCATGTGTAAGACTGCTCAATTGCCAGGTTCAACAGTAAATTCAGTTCCCGTTCAGTATTTTGGACGTGAATTGAAATTTGCTGGTAACAGAACCTTTGCTGATTGGTCAGTTACAGTTATCAATGATGAAGATTTTGTTATTCGTAATGCCTTTGAACGCTGGATGAATGGTTTGAATAGTCACAATAATAACATTCGTAATCCCGCAGCACAAGGGCAATTAGGATATACTCAAAATGCCGCAGTTCGCCAATATGGTAAAAGTGGTGGTATTGTTAAAGAATATAATTTCATTGGCGTGTTTCCAACAGATTTGTCCGCAATTGATGTTGATTGGGGTTCAAATGATACAATTGAAGAATTCACAGTTAACCTAACCTACCAGTGGTGGGATGCACTAAGGGATGGCGTAGCATAAGTATAGGGAGATTCTCCTTATACTTTTTATAATGACATAAAGGAAATAATAGTGGCTATTAAGTTATTCGGTTTTACACTCGGAAATAAGGACGTTGTTCAGGTTGAGAAACCTGAGCAACCTTCTTTCACACCACCAAATCAAGATGATGGTGCAGTTGTCATCACTCAAAATGCTCATTACGGTACCTATGTAGATTTAGAAGGTTCTGTTCGTAATGAGTTAGAGTTAATTACTCGTTATAGAGAAATGGCAAATCATCCGGAGTGTGATATGGCAATTAATGAAATTGTTAATGAGTCTATTACGCATGATGATGATGGTACAGTTGTTGATTTGGTTATGGATAATCTTAAACAACCAAATTCAATTAAAAAGAAAATTAAAGAAGAATTTGATACTGTTTTGAAGATGTTAAACTTTAGCAATCTTGCAGATGATATTTACAAACGCTGGTTTATTGATGGTAGAATTTACTTTCAGATTGTATTAAATGAGAAACAACCTAAAGATGGTATTCAAGAATTAAGATATATTGATCCAAGAAAGATTAGAAAGATTCGTGAGATTAAAAAAGGAAGAGATCCAAAAACGGGTGCAGAGATTATCCAATCTGTTGCTGAATACTACATGTATAATGATCGGGGTACTATTACACAGAGTTATACTGCAGGTGTATCTCAGGGATTAAGAATTGCACCAGAATCTATTGTTAATGTAAACTCTGGGTTGATGGATGCAAAGAATACTTTTGTTATTTCTTATTTGCATAAAGCAATTAAACCACTCAATCAATTAAGAATGATTGAAGATGCTGTAGTTATCTATAGATTATCTAGAGCACCAGAACGTAGAATATTTTATATTGATGTAGGTAATTTACCAAAAGGTAAAGCAGAACAGTATATGCGTGATGTTATGACTAAGTATCGTAACAAAATGGTATATGATGCTAATACTGGTGAGTTAAGAGATGATCGTAAACATATGTCAATGTTGGAAGATTTTTGGTTACCACGTAGAGAAGGTGGTAAAGGAACAGAAATTACAACATTGCCTGCAGGACAAAATCTTGGTCAGATTGAAGATGTTCAATACTTTCAAAAGAAATTATTACAATCACTTAGTGTTCCGTATTCAAGAATGGAACAACAACAAGGTGGTGGTATGGCAGGTATTGGCAGAACAACTGAATTAACTAGAGATGAATTAAGGTTTAATAAGTTTATTAATAGACTTCGCAATAAGTTTTCTCAATTATTTGACCATGCATTACGTGTTCAATTATCTTTGAAAGGTGTATGTACCGAAGAAGAGTGGGATAAATTTAGAGAAGATATCTATTATGATTATAAGAAAGATAATAACTTTGTAGAATTAAAAGAATCAGATTTACTTCAACAAAGATTATCAATTCTTAATTTAGTTGAACCATATGTTGGTAAATATTACTCACAAGAATGGGTAAAGAAAAATGTATTGCGTTTGACTGATGAAGAAATTGAAGAGATGCAAAAACAAATTGATGCAGAACCTCCACCTGTTCAAATGGGA